CGAACTAAATTATCTCTACGAGTAATCCATTGTTTTTCAGTAACTACGCCACTTCTTTTAACTGCTTGTTCTTTTCCAAATTGTGCTAAAACTTGAGCCTCAGTTCTTGCTATTGTATTACTTCTTCCAAGTCTTTGCAATCCAAAACGATTAGATACTTCTGCTTGTACATAATCAGCTAAATCTTGTCCTACTAAACCTAATTCACTTCCTTTATCAAATCCTACTCTTAAAGCTACATTTAATCTTTTCTTTGTTGTTTTTGCTAATTCAGGCATAATAGTATCTAATCTATTAGTAACAAATTGTATTGCCTCTTTATTTCTAGTCATTGGCTCAATAGGAAAAATAGCATTTGAATTTCTTAATCTAAAAAATCCACCTGTTATAACTTCCATACGAGGTTTTTGAGTTCTGCCCCTAATAATATCTTCATCTTTTCCTTTTACTTGTTCAGGCAATAATGTAGTTATTTGAGCATAAGCAAAATCTGTCATTAAAGATAAATACATATCATACAAATCTGCTTTCCAACTCTTAGTTAGATTATCAATAATTAAACTTGCACCAGCCCCAATACCAATAATTGTTACTGGATTATTCTTAAAATAAGTATTTATTTCTTTTTCTAAATTTTGAAATAATTTATAAAATTCTAATGTTAGTTGATAGTCCCATTTAGATAATAAAGCGTCATATTCTTTCCATAAAATTGTTTTAGTTTCTTCACTTTCAAATTCATTTGCAAATATTTCATCATCTAAATCTAATACTGCATTTCTTCTTTTAATTAATTCTAAAGCAGATGATACTTTTTCATCTCTTGCGTTCATAGCTCTAACTAATTTTTGGCTCCAACTTCTACCTGCATTTCCGCCCCATAAAGCCCAAGCTATTCTTCCATTACTTGGATAACCGTCTTCTCCTGGCGACCAACCTTGACCTGTTTTATCACTTTCGTGTCTTGGAAAGTATTTAGCAATATGTCTTACTTTTTCTGCACCTGCAGTTCTATTGTTTAAAATATATCTTGCTGAATTACGACCAACTGAAGTTCCACCTCTGCCAAACTCTTTTACCCACTCTAAACCTCTACGAGCTTCTTCTTTAGCACCTTGAGGAATTGTAAAATCTAAGTCGTCGTATGGTCCTTTAAAATTCTCCACTATAAGCGTTCTCTCCGAATCTATGTATCTGTTCCAATCGTGCTTGTGCTAATTCTTCCGTAGGATAGCAACCAAACAATCTATTTGTATCAGCTGAATAAACGCAATATTCGCCATTTTCCTGTCTTATTACTTTATTTTCTAAATCTTCTTCTAAACTACTTTGCTCAATAACAGGTTGATTAGTTACTTCTTGGACTGCAGTATAAGTTCCTATTTCTTCTTTTGGAACTGCTATTTTATTATTTGGTATTAAATAAACATCATCTTTATCGTCAAAGTCAAATCCTAATTCTTCTCTAGCCTCTGCTATTGTTAAAAATCCTGCATTAACTCCTACTGCTATTCTTCTATATTTTTCATCTTCATCTTGTTGTAAAGCTCTTACTTCTGAAAAATCATAAAATGCCTCTTGATATTGTTCAGTATGAAAATCTATATTTAATAACTGATGAGTTAGTTCTTGTCCTATCATACGCCACATTGGTATTAATTTATTTTCAGTAAAATACTCTCTTAATTCTTTAGCATTTGAATAAGTAGCTCTTTCTAATCCTGCACCTAATCCTGCTAATATTGCAGGAACACCTAATACTGCAGATATTCTTTCTTCAGCGTTATATCGTAAAGTTCCTATATTTAATTCACTAGGACTAAATGCCATCTTCTCAACTTCCATAGCACCACTTAAAACTAAAGGCATACCTTTATTAGCACCTGAAACTTTTTGTTGATATGTTTTAACTATTTGTTCTGCTTCTTCACTTGTAGGACCATATCCGTCTTTAGGACTAATAATTACACTTGGAACACCACTATTAGCTAATAAAGAAGTTGCTAATTGACCTGCTGATTCATCACTATAAATTTCTCTTAAAACTGATTTAACTGGACTAAAACCTCTTTTATGATTAGTTGGGTCTAATCCAAGTCTTAAATGTACAATATCTTCAGGCATAATAATTGTTAGTCCATTTTTTTGTGTTTCATATTCATAATGAGTTATTAATTGACTTTCATTTCCTTTTGGTTTAACTTGTTCAGGCATTAAAGGATAAAGTGCTACTAATTGTCCTGCTTCATTTTTTTGTTTTAATAAATAGGCATCTCCAGAAATATGGATTGCATTAATAATATATTGTTGAATAATATCTCCTGACATATAAGGATTAGGTCTTTTCATTAATATTTCAAATGGATGATTATAAATTACTTCCATATCATTATCTTGGTTATATGTTTTAACTAATAAATTAGCCTCAGAAAAAGATACTCCTAAAGTTTGAAGACAAGCGACAACTGCTGAATTAGATTGCCCATTGCCCATATTATTAACATCAAAAGCGCCTGCATTAGTATTCCAGCCCCAAATAAAACTATTCTGTCCATATATTCCTGTATCATCTCTAAAAAAGTTATAATATTTTTCTTCTTGATTAGCTCTTCCAAAAATTATGTCGCTAAGTTTTCTTCTCTCTGCCATTTTTTCTCCTTAGTGGTTTTGATAGTAAGTGAACGCGACCCTAAAAGGTCTTACTATCTCCACCACTACTAATATGCCTTATATCCAGTAGTGCCTATAGTTTCAGTAACTGCGTAAGCTAAAGCGTCCACTTGGTCGTCGTGCTCTCCAACAGGAAACTGTAACAATTCTCTTTCTAAATCAGAATACCATAAGGCATTACGATTAAAAAACACTTGTGCAGATTCCATTTTAGCACCTAAAGGTAAGGCTCTGCTAAATTTATCTCTATCAGGCGATAGTTCTTTTACAGGTAGTCCTTCTCGTCTTGCCATTTGTATTAAAGCTAATTGATAACCTGCTCTTTCGATTCCAACATAGGCAGGTTTAAAAGCATTATAAACTTTCCATAGTAAAGGTAAAATATCAGGAGCTTCTAATCTAGCTCTTTTAACATCTAAGACCAATAAGTCATTATCTTTTGTTTTACCGACTGTAACAATTGCAGTAAAGTCTGCACTTTCTTTTGTCGAGGTAGCCAAATCCACAGTCGTAATAATTTGTATTTCATCTTTATATATTTCTTTTTTACCAAGTAAAAAATAATCTCTGGACTGCTCATATCCCATTTTATCATATTCTGTTTTAGTTGCACTTTCGTAATAATGAAACCAATCAGGCTTAATTAATCCTTGACCGCTTTCAACAAATTGTGCCTCATATTCTTGACTATATAAAAAACTTCCTATTTCATCTTTTGCACTATCTAATTCTTCTAAAGGTATAAATGGATTAGTATTTGTATGATATTGCCATACAGACCAATCTTTGTTATTTTCAGCTCTTTCAAATAACCTAGAAAACCAATTAAAGCCTCTTGGTGTAGATATAAATAAAGCGTGTCCTTGTTTTTCAGTTAAAGTAGGTCTAATAACTTCTGCCCAAATTTCTTCTTTGATATAAGCACACTCATCTAAAACTACAAAATCTAATCCTGCACCTCTTAACCTTTGAGGATTATCTCCTGATTTTATTTGTAAGCTACCTTTATTAAATGTTATTAGTTTTTGTGCCTCTAAAACTTCACAAGGTAAATCAGCAACTATTTGCCTAAATTCTCTCCAGCCCTCCATTGCCATAGGATAAGTTGGAGCTATCCACCAAACACGACCTCCCTCAAGTGCATATTTAATTGCCATAGCTATTCCAAGTCTTGTTTTGCCCCAACGCCTACCTGCAACAACTATTTTAAAACGAGTTTTATCTTCTAATATTTCCTGTTGCTTAGGATGTAAGTCAGGTAATTCAATAGTTAATTCTGGTCTGACCATTTTAATTTAATTGTTAATGGCTCGTTATCTTCTTCTCCTGTAAGTTTTAATCTATCAACACGACCAAATTCCTCAGGAAAGCGTCTTTCTAAAAACCAAGCGTCTGCTTGCCATTTACCCTCTACACTAGCCTTATCAATTCTTCCTAATCTTCTCATTACATTTTCAGCATTTGCTTTATCTATTTCAGTTACAAAACTTATTAATAAATCATTTTTTTTAGATTTTCTTTGAGGTTTAGCAATTAATTCTTCGCCCTCTTTTCTCCAACGCCTAAAAGTTTCATATGAAATACCTAAATGATTGCAAGTCATATTATAAGAAAGCCCAAGTTTAATTCTTGTAGCAAACTCTTGAATTAATTGTTCATTTAATTTGGTTGGTCTAGCCATTTTGCGTTCTCCTAGATTGTATCATATTTCTTTTTTTTATACACACAAAACACATTTTACTAGATTAAAAGTAAATATTTGCACTTTTAGACATAGAAAAGCCCTCAATTAAGAGGGCTAGTCTAAATTAAATTAAACCGTCAAAAATATTTTCTAATCTCCATTGAATATCTTTAACTGCTAATTTTTCTACTTTCTTAGAAGTTTTAACAATTTCAGTTCCGTTAATTCGAATTGTTATGCTTAAGAAATATGCTCCCATATGCTTTGCAAAACTAACTGTTGTTTGTCTATTTACATTTTCTGCAATTTCTTCATAATTTCTAACAGCTACTGTTCTATAACTTGTTGGTCTATTATGATTATTATATGAGATATCGTAATTATTAATATATATACCTCTTTCGGTATCATACATTAATTTTTGATTTTCTGTATAATTTTTTAAGGTCATCTTTTTGGTATAACCTTTATCGTCCATATATACTCTATCATCAATTAGTCCTTGGACTGCTTTTTCAATTTTGTTAAATTCTGATTTATTCACTTTTCCTCCTTTATCATATCTAACATACTTATATTTTATGCTTTAGTTCTCGCTATTACCACTACATTTATTATTTTTTTTATAAAAAATATACATTGAAATCATTGAATTCTATCTCTTACACTTAGTTAATGAATTAAATTTACTACCGAGAGAACAAAGCCTCAGGTGTGTTTTTCTATATGTTTTCTTGATTCCAAGTTTCAAGCAACGCAATTATTGAGTTTTCTAATTCATCTAGTTCAATAATTACTAAACCATTACTAACTCCGTCAGGCATAGCAACAAATAAAAATGGTCTATTATCTCCTATTGCAACATTTTTATCAGACTGTTCTTTTGCTTTTAAATATTTAGTCCATATTGGTTGTATTTGTTTTCCTGCTTTAACTTCTACTCTAACTAATCCGCCCCAACTTTCTTCATTGCCCATTAAAGAACGAAATTTAGTGTCAGGTAATTTAAGTTTTTTTCTAGCTAGATTTTGCTTTCTACGACCTTTTTGTTTATTGCGTAAGCCTCTTTTTTGATTTTCAGACCATTGAGATTTATCTTTAACATTTTTTTGACCTAAACCATTTAAGCCTTTTTCCTCGCCTTTACGCCTTTTCCAATCAGAAAAAGTTTCATCATCTCTAATATCAAATTCAGCCATTACAAAATATACATTTATTTTTAGTTAATTGTTTATCTTCAACTATTGTTCCACAAGTTTTACAAACATATAAATTTAAGTTAGCTTGAACTACGCCTAAACTAGCAATAGCTAATTTTGCTTCTTCTTGTAATGTAGTAGTAAATGGTAAAATATCTTCAACATCTATCAATATTGGTGCTGATTGAGTTTCAGACCAAATATAAATACTTGCTTTGCCCTCGTTTATTCCACGACCAATAGATATTTCATTACCAAAAACATCTTTATAGATGAATTGTTGATTACCGTCTTCGTTCCAATGCCCACTCATAATAATATGCCTTATGTTTTCTCTTACCTTTCATTTTACACTTATCTTCCTGACAAGTTATAGTTTCTATAGGCATACCAACTTTACGAGCATTATAAACAATATCACGCATATTATCGCTATGATAAGTGCAAATAAATTCGCCTTTAATTAAATCATTTACAATTGTATCTCGGTTTAAATAATTACTCTTGTTCTGCTTTTGCTTTTCTAACTGCATTATCAAATCTTTCTTTATTGACTTTTTGTGAAATAACTAATTGACTAGTAGTTTCAAAATAACCACGCATATAATCTTCTAATTGTGATTTACTTTTAAACCTCATAAAGCCTTGAAATGTATATTTATTATCTTCTGTTTTTACATCTCTAAATACAATTCTATGACTATCAGTTATTTCTTTATCCATACAACATTGACAAATTCCATATTCTTTATTTAATGATTTATCTTTTTTAATTAATTCAAAATAACAATTCATACAAACTGCGTTACTGTTATTAAGACAAAAAACTGATAATTGATTTTCTTCTTCATCAAATATTTTGATTTGACTATTACAAAAATCACAAATCCAATCACTTTCAGCTATTTCGATAACTTGAGTTGGCTGATTATCAAATTGAATTGTTATTGCACTTCCAATATTTTGTCTATGTGTTATTGGATTTTCATAAACTACAAATTGTTCTTTCATTGGTTTAACTCCTTAATTAACTCATCTAAATCTTCTATATAAACTTTTTCATCATTCCATTTAACTCCGTCTGGAGTTCCAGTTTTAAATTTTTGAAGTTCGCTATGACTTGCATTAGCTAATCTAAAAATAAAATTATTATAATTTAGACTTCTTTTTGCTAATTTATATAAACTTTCTTCATTATTTATCCAAAGTGCAACATTCCAAGTTTCATAATTTTTCCAACCATTATGGTCGTGTATTCTATACATAGCAACCTGACCTTTATGACTATGATGACTTAAACTACATCTATCACTTTCAATATCCCAACCTTTTTTTCTTAAATCTCTAATTCTTTGTGAATAAGTTGGAATAAATTTTTGTTGAAAACTTACTCCACATACCCAACCACCTGTGTTAATTAGAGTTGATAAGACTTTATCAACTTGTGATATTTCTTTTTCTTCCATTTTATTACTCATTATTTCTCCTATTATCCTTTTGTTAATGATAAACCTTGCTTCAAATAATAAGACTCTAATTCCTTAAAAGTCATATATTGTTCAGCAGGTAAATTACTTTCTTTCATTACTTTATATTCAGCTACATTTCTATCTTTCCAACTCCAAAATGGCGTTCTTTGTGCTAATAGATATGTATTTGAATTCTTATATTTTCTTTCAAGCTCTTTCCAAGTAAATGTTTTTTGAACTTGTTTAATTTTCCACTCTTTCATTATCTTCTCCTACTTGCTACATTTTGAGTTAAATGATTGCTAAATCTGGCAACCATCCTTGTAGTTCCGGTAGCACATTGTTTAACTCCTTTTGATTGTTTAAGCATAATCTCATCAGTTATGCCTAACTTTTTAAGACAATCTACACTATGATTAAAAATTCCTATCCACTCAACATCTCTATTTCGATATTCTTCTAGTAATTTAATTTGCATATCGTGTCCTATAAATCTTCCAACTAACATTAATAACTGGCTTGTAAAATATTTATTATGATTTTGATTACAACCTTTACCTTGATGAGCTAATTCGTGTAATAAAGTCAAATCATCAGCCCATTTTTTAAGATTTATTTCGTAACCTGAATACCAACTTGCACCTTGATTACTATCAACTAAGTTAATTTTACACTTTCTAAAATAGTTTTTATAAAAGAAATCACTAAAAACTCTTGACTTAACATTTTTGCGTACTATTTTTTCTAATTCATCTATAGATAATCTATTTTCGTTTTTTACATCTATATATTTAACTTTTGTTTCTTCTAGTTTTTCGTTCCAAGTTAAATTATTTTCCAAAACTGGTTTAGTTATTTCTAATTTAATTTGATAAGTATTTGCATAATAATAATTTCCGTCATTATCACGATATTTTCTTCTTCTAAAAAAACCTGAACTCATATGTATGTTCCAGTCATATTTATCATTTGGATATAACTTTGAATATTCTTCACATTTATTCCAAATAGTTTCGAATATATTGTTATCTTTCTCTAATTTAGGAACTGGTGGAGGATTTTTATCATCTCTGAAATTATATTCATACTGATTAAATTTATAAATCCAATCTTCATCAATAATTGTTTCGTGCTTTTCAGAGCCCCATATATTTTTACTAATACCATTACTAGGCTCTAAATCTAAAAATGGATTATCTTTACTTGTTACTTTTTCAATAACACCACTTGTTCCAATATGAAAAACTAATTTTGTTTCTAAAGTTTTTCTATGATTGGTTGCAGTAGCCTTTTTTATATTAGGCATTATGTTATAAGTTTTAGGCATTGCCCACTCTGAGGCATAAACCTTTTTCTTTTGATTCACAATAACTCCTTTTTTTTATCTAACATATAAGATAATTATATACCTGTTATAGAGCTATACCAACTTTATATTTTAAAAGTTTCTTCTAAATTAAAACTTTCTATTATTCTTAGTT